GTCGCCATCGCTTCCTGAGTGCCGCGCACCATCGGGGTAGCCAGCATCTGGATATTGTGGCTGATGTCGAGAAGCTTGGCGCCGGCATCCTTGACGGCAGCCACCAGCCCACCGGCCCGCGGCGGCGGCTGTTCGTCCAAGGTGGGCAAGCTCTCTGGCCGCGTGATGTCGGCGCCAGCCGATGCCGGCCGCAACTCCCCACTCTCCATTGCCCGCGCCACAATCTCCTTCGCGCGCGCAATCTCCTCCACGGTCGGTTCCGGCACCGGGCCGGCCTCGCCCTTTGCCGATCGAATATCCTGATGTGGATAAGGCTTCTCGTACAGGTTCGGTGGCGGGTTGGCCGGGTTCTCGTGCTCAATCTGGTCGATGAACGGCCGGTAGGCTTCCTCAGCCTTAGCCTGGTCGATGCCGTGCGCCTTGTACCATGCGCCTTCAGCCTTTTCGGCCCATTCATGATGCGCGACCTTGTAGGCCGTTCCCTCATCCATGCCGCCCTTGATGAGCATGTCCATGACGTGCTGCTCGATGTTCTCGTGGATGGTAAATGGATCGGCCGGATCGAACGTCACGCCGTCGATCGTCATGGACCGTGGGAAGTGGCGATCGATATATACGGTCGGGTCAGCAAGCGGCGTCGAGCCCCCAGCCGAATACGGCACATCGTAGCTGTCGTTGATGGCCGGATTGTCGATGTTGCGGTTGGTGACTTCGCTGTCGAGCACCGCATCAATGTGAGCCTCGCCGGTCTTGGCGAGCTCGGTGCGAGGCGTTCCTTCCGCCACAGGCGAGCCGGTCACACGAGCAACACCACTACGGTCGCGCGGCTCGGGATTGGGGTGCGTCAAGTCAGCTTTAAGGAATGTGTCGCTGTCTGCATCGTGCACGGCTTCGGCCGGATGGATACCACGTTCCTCCCACAGGTCGCGGAGGTTCTGTTCGGCCGCCGGCGAGCGCAGGACATCGGCGCCGGTACGGAAATCCTCCGGCTTCGGCAGGCCGCCAATATCCTGACTGGCAAGAACACGTTGCGTTGCAGTGGGCGCCTGATCAGGCGGCGGCCCCAGCCTTGTGAACCGGCCCATGCCGGCTTCGATCATCGCGAAATTGCCGAAGTTGATAGCCTCGCGCTCGGCTTTCATGCCCGAACCGCCAAGCTCATCGACAAGCTGCCCGAATGCGCCGCCGGCGCCGTGAATACCGGCCTCAAGACCGCGCATCAACATTTCCAGGCCGCTCAACGTCGTGTCGGTGACACCCTCGCTCAAGAGGCCAAGCAGGCTCGGCGAGCCTCTGTGCGGATCATGAAAGATGCCGAGATCGCGAAGCTGCCGGACATGCTCAGGAGACAACCCCCCCGGCTCACTGCCGAAGCCTTCGACCGCACCACCGACGGCCTTGTCCAAAATGCGCTTGAGCGCTTCGCCGCGCCGCACGCGCTCCAAAAAAGCGTTCGGCGCCTGGCTGGGGCCGAACGCCTCAGCTGGCCCCAGCGCGAACTGATTGCCGCGCGCCGGGTCGATAGCATCGAACTGTGCCTTGCGGTCGGCAGATGGCAGCGTTTCAAATGGCTTCGACGGATCGAACGGCGGCGCGTCTATGTCAAACGGCTTCGACGGATTGAAATCTGGAATCGCAGTTTCAAAAGATTGAACTGGCGGGAAAGTCTCAGCCATCACTCAACCACCCTGTACTGGCCGTCCGGCTGCTTCTCGTAGGTGTGTCCGTTCTGGCGCACCCTGGTTGGCGTTACGCCAGTAGCCTTGCCGGCCGTGCTCGATACGTTTTCAATCTCTTTACGGCTCTTGTCCGCCTGCAATTGCTTTTTGAAGTCGGTTTCCTCTTGCATAGTCGGACGATACTTCTGGATGCTCTTGCCGAAGAAGTTTGGCGACGTAGGATCATAGAGCGAATGCGGGTCCTGGCCCTTGGATTCCAGAACACGTTCCAATCGCTTGGCATCTTGCGCCGCCTGATAGATTTTCTGGTCACCGAGCGCAGAGCCGCCAAGGCCAGTGGCCTTGTCTCGGTTCGGATCGATGGTGGAAATGTAACGGTTGAAAAATTCCCCTCTGGACTTGTCAAGCGCAGCTTGTACCGGGTCGCGCCGCCCGGATATTTCCCCACGTATTTCGTTGAAGTCCGCACGGGTCAGACTGCCGGCTGTGCCGGGGTCTTTGCCACGCGCGTCATAAGCATCGTTCAAAATCTTCGGAAGATCGTCATCGGGGGCACGCATCCGCCGCAAAAAATCAACGGTCGTCGCTTCCGAGATGCGCCGCTCCGTTTCCGGCTTCGCCTCGCGTTCAATGATGTTGATTAGATTTTTCTTCGTCTGCGGCAGCAAGTTGTCGTTATTGACGATCGATTTCGCCGACACTTTGCTTTGTTGTTTGGGATCAGGACTATAAATGTTCTTCAGAGCATCGTTTTCGGCATCCTGGCTTCGATCCTGCTTTTCCTGCCGTTCAACCGTGCGCGCATAGCCTTCGTCGGCCCGCTGCGCCCTGATCTGCGTGCGGGCATTGCCGGCAAGCGTCTTGGCCTCGTCTCCGGTGATGTACTGTGGGTACCTTCTCGTCCATTCCTCAGCCGTCTTTTCCGGGTCGCTCGACTTGGCGATCGCGCCCATCGCGCCGGCCTTGACGATGGCTTCCTTTTGCTTCTCGCTGATTTCTGTCTTTGCCCGACCGGCCGGTGCACCTTTCAGGTTCGGACTTGAGTCGACCAATGCGCCGATCGACGCATCCACATTGCTAAGCAGATGATCAACGGAAGACGGGTCGTTGTAGGCAGTATTCGATGTAGTGTTACCGACAGTGCGCACGTTATTTGAGATTGCCTGTGCCGCCAGCGTGCCCATGTCGGCCGCCGTCTTCTGGTACATGTGGTTGAGCGTGTCGCGCGTCTGCGTCTGCGCCCACTTCTGTCCACCCTCGGTATGGAAAGCGTCGTTGAACTTCTCCAGAGCCGGACTGAGTTGTTCCTCAATGAACTTCTGCCGCACTGACGGATCGTTCGGGTCGGCGCTCTTCGCAATATCGTTCCACTTGTTGGTCAGGCCGTTTTCAAGTAAAGCATGCGCACCGATGCCCTGCCCAATCTCGCGATGCGTGGTGTATGCAACCGCCGCATCGCCCGCATCTCGAATAGCGCTACCAATCTGCTGCGCAGTGCGGTTGCCGAAGTCGCGCGTCGACTCGGCCACTTGATTGAAGAACGCCCCGACGCGGCGGCCTTCCTGCACGCGCGCTTCGATGCCGCGATCGGTCGGCGTGATGTTTTCTTTGTTTACGTATTCGACAAGTTGGGGCATACGGTCCTCACAATACTGCCACCATGGCGGCTATCTTGATGGCGCTGGTGATAAAGCCTGCCGTCTCGGTATCGTTCGCAAGGTTCTCCTCGGAGTGCGCAGCCTGACGGGCGGCAGCAGCCATGTTGACGTAGCTGTCGTGCTGCTCCTGATAACCCGCTTCGGTAATCAGGCCCTGTTGCCCGATGATGGCGTGAGAGAGCGCACCTTGACTGGCGGACGAGCGCAACAAGTCCAAGGCGCTGCCGGATGCTGCTAAGCCGCCGCCCGCCACGCCTGCCTGTTGCGAACTGATAGTCTGGTACACCTCGCGCTCGTTCTGCACTTCCTTCACGGCCGTTTCGGTGACGGTGTACTGCTTGTTGAGCAACGCCAGCTGCGCCGCCATGTCATAGCTGCGGGCTTCCGCCAGATCGCCCTGGGCCTTTATCTTCAGGGACTTGGCACCGAGCTGCGACGAGAATATATCCGACGCGGCGCCGGCACCAAATGAAGCTGCAGATGAATTATCCGCCATGGCTCACTCGTCGACTGTCTCAATGAACCCGCCGATATTGGCGATGTTCGCCGGCCGTGGACGCGTTTGCTGCCAACAAATCATGCCATCGAAGCTGTAATCGTCAGTCAGCGTATCCCGATAGATGCCGTTGAACTGTTGATTGACCGTGTAAGCCGTATCATTCGCCAGCCGGAACTTAGCGGGGTCCATCTTGGCAAATGTGGTTCCGAACGTAATGCCGACGCCGGTCCCTTCCAGTTGCGCGGCCATCTTATGACTGCGGCGGCGCTTGCCCACTGCGGGTCCATTTCTGGCGCCACTCTCCTGCGGGGTCGCAGGCCTCACAATCTGACCCTGTGATGTAAATGTGAAGCCCACCAGCATTTGCGATAACGATAGGGTTGCCGCATACGCTGCAGTGAATAGCCCCGCCGCTGTTCCCGCCGAAATACCGTCCCCATATGGAACCGTGATCGAGCCGCTCGCTACTGTGTAATCGCCGCAGTCGAGCCCGCCAAGCCATGCCGTCACCGTCTGTCCGTTAAAGTGCCAGAGACCGTTGATCGTCAGGCCGCCATAGGGTGCAGGCGTCACATTGGACGACGTAACCGACGACGGGTTGATCGCATCGTCCAGGTAGGCGGCCTGCACGAGCGTATTGCCCTCGTCCACCGTGTCGGTCATGACCTCGACGTAATTGATGCCAGTCACCGGATCCCGCGTCACCATGGTTAGGGCGTCGAGATTGCCACCTACACTAGGCCCGGAACAAATTGACTGAACTGTTCGTCCAGAACCCAAACTGTGGCGGTGCCAACCATTGATAGTAGGACCTGTGCTGGTGGCGAGAGTATCTCGTTTGTAGGTTGCTCCCCACCAGGTTCCATCGGCGTTGCGTCCCCAGATAGAAGGAACGACTGCCTGCGTGTAGGCGAGCTCGGCCACCCCAGGTTTGGTGATGTGAAGCGTATCTTTGGCCAAGTTCGGAGCCGCGAACTTTCCTGAGTAGACATCGGTGAAGTACTCCATTACCTTGCGGGTATAGCGCTGCACGAACACGTTGGTGTGGTCGGTCTTGCGCGGTTCCACGTTGGCGCAGCCGATGCGGGTCACCCGATGCGCCCCGATATTGGCGGCCGACATGGCGCCCGGCGATGGTGCGGAGATCAACCACTCGCCCGCCTGCGTGCCCATGATGATGCCCTGCAGGTCAGGTGTGAACCAGAAGATCGGGTTGACGCCGTCCGAATTGACCACCCCCGTGATTGAGTTGGCTGCGCCCACCGTGCCGTTCTGATCGGTCGGCGCCATGTTGAGCGTGGTACCAATGAGGCCGTTCGAGACCGACGCGTCGAAGCGGTTGCCGATCGCGCCGCCAAGCCAGATACGGCCTTCATGATAGGTGCCACAGGTCGGATAGCCGGTCGTATCGCTGTAAGCCCCCAGCCGCCATGTGATGCACGGATTGGTGTAGAGCAGCGGCTGACCAAGTACTTCGATGTTCACGGCATTGCCGGAGCCACCGGCGCTGGGAGCGAAAAACTGCATCTCAGCAGCAGCAGCAATCACTTGAAGCGTTTGATTGCTGATGCTGAATCCTCCCGATACGAACGTCACATTGCCAACGAATTCAAACCAAACGTAATTCCAGGCCGTCACCGGGTCATTCGAAACCAAGGTCAATGAATTCGGCAAAGTTACGGAAACAGTTCCTCCGGTTGACCCCGTAATATTAGCCGTTGCCAGTAATGTGCCGTCCAACGCCGAAATCGGCGCAATCTGTTTTGCCCGCAAGTTCACGGTGTAGTTTGCTGACGATATAGTATCCAAACCAGCCAAAAAGCCAGTCGGGGAACCAGTCACATTGGCCTGGAAAAGGTTCGTGTTGGTCCCGCCAGTCATCACGACTGAAGCAACCTGTTGAGGAGATGCAGAAAAATTCTTGCCTACATAGGCATCGATCAAAAGAGTATGTGACATCCGGTCACTAATCGCCAGCGATGTCACGGCTTCGGCCGATTGCGACGCGGGCTGAAGAATGATGCCGTCGAACGCCGCCGCAAGACCGCCGCCCTGCGTCATCGTGCCGATAGGGCTGCCGGTCGCCTGCGAGATCGATCCGGCAAGCGACGTGATCTTGCCCCACGTCCAGTTTGCGGCGTTGCCCGGCGTCAGCGACCAGTTGGTCACATCGTTGCCGGGGATCTTGCCGGTGTTGCCCGCAAGCGCCGTCCAGTAGGTTGAAGCCCCGGGCGCGCCGGTCGGATTGTAGGAAACGATGTTTCCTGTCACATAGGCCGTTGCGACATTCCACGGCGCCGGTTCGGAGAACAACCGCACCAGGCGGCCAACGTCGGACCCAAGAAATCCCCGCCCATCATTGATTGCGGTTCCAGCCGCAACCACTGCCCATGCGGCTGGCGCGCCTGCCGGCGTATTGCCGACGTTGTTGTCGATCAACGATCGGTAATCGATCGCCACCGATACGACGAAATCACCAACCTTGTAGGCTTTACCGGAATCGAATGCCGGAAACGCCAGCGAAAGCGTGATATTACCCTTGGTGCCATTCGGCACCGCCTGCACGCCGTTGACGAACGGATCAAGGTATGGGCCATCGAGGAACGTCAGACCTGTCAGGCTGAACACCGCGCTGAGGCCGCCGGCCGGCAAGGTCGTCACCGATAGCAGCTGCGGCGGGATCGATCCCTGCAGCTGCACCGCATTCGTCTCAGCCTGTACGAGACGCAGCGAGGCCCAGCTTCCGGCTATGTAGGGCGATGCAAGTTCCTGGAAACGAGAGACCGCCGTGGCAGTCGCAATCGGGCCAATCGTCGATCCATCGATGCTGGCGCCGGTGATCGCATCGGCCAGGCTGAAATGCGTGGAATCGATCACCGTAATGACGAACTGGCGGTTTTGCAGTGTCGGTGCGGTGACGCCAAGATTGCCGATAGTCACCGTATTCCCGGTCCCCCATGTCGTGGCGGCCGCGGCCTGCAACACCGCCGGATTGGCGGCGCTGATCGCCAACACCCCCACGCCATCATTGGTGGTTGCCCTTGCCAACCCATTACGAAACCGCATGAAGCCATCGGTGAACTCGATCGTATATGGAGTTGCCTGGGCAAAATCGAACTTGACGACGCGCGCCGACGCACCGCCACGGGTAAAACCGGCTGCCATCGTGCCGGACCGCCGTACCCAGCCGCCGGCTTCGGTCGGATGGCCGTTCACGCAAATGTTGAGCCAAGTGCGGTACTCGCGATCGGTAATTCTACCCTGTGCGAGCTGGGACTTCTCACCTCCCGCGAACGAGTCCTGGATGTAAGAGGCGCTCGCCATTCTCAGAGCCTACAGGTGACCAAATCATCCTCGGGGGCTTCGGTAGCGCCGGTCTCGATACCGTTGACGGTGCGAGCCTCGCCCATCGTGTCTTTGTAGAGCTTCTCGATCTGTTCGACCTTGGTAACCGACTGCGTCAGGATTGCCATCACCTCAACAGCGATGCGGCACGCAAGCCCCTCACAGAACATGTCGTCCATGGCGGTGACATCGGTCACATCGGCCACGAACCGCAGGATGATCGGTATCGCGTCCCACGAGACGATGTAGTTGCCCTCGAAATTCCAATCTTCATACGGGAGCGCGGACGGTGCGCCGAGCTTCGATGTCGAGCCCTGCTTGGGATCCCGCGGGGCCTGCCTCAGAAAGCCGCTCGGCAACCGGAAGACATTGCGGGTACGGTCCTGCGTTACAGGTCCGGAGTTGAGAGGGTAGACGATGTTGAGTTGGGCAAGACCAACTCCGGTTGGGAAAGCAGCTCCACCAATCTGGCGCCATTGCTGGTTGCCGCCACCAAGTACAAAGACGCTCGTCCACGGATTAAGGGTTCCGGTGTTTTGCCAATGAACACCGCCGTCGAGGGTCGGATCGTGTCCAAGATTTCCTCCGGCCAGTGATTTATAGATAACGCCATCCGAACCTCCGACGAGGTTGTTGATCGCATACGTGGTGCCGCTCGCCCATAGCGCCGGCGCGTTGGCCGGGCTGTTGCCGAGGTTGAGGTCGATCAGGCTCATATAGAGCACGCCACCCGTCATGGCAGCCCAGAACGTCGAGCTCACGACGTTCGGGAAGTTGCCGGTATTGTTGGCGAGGATCGACACGTACTCGGTGCCGTTGAACATCACCACGTTGCCGAGCTGGTAGGTCGTGATCTGCGACCACTCGCCGACGGGCGAGGCAAAGGCCGGGATTGGCGAAACCGATGAATTCGCCGGCACCGAGAGGCTCGTTAGCGTGATGATCGGTACCAATGCCCAGAAAGTCGGACTTACGTTCGGGGCGTGGTTGAGGTTGCCGTTCTGGATCGAGGTATAAATATTGCCGTCAGTGAAAGAGACGGTCTGGCCTTGCGCGTAGGTCGTGCCGCTTGACCAGGCCGGGAACGCCTGCACGACCTGGTTCTTCATGTAGACGGTCGAGATCGCCCACTGGTTCGGCAGCGACGGGTCAAGCGTGTTGCCCTCAACCAACGACACATAGATGTTGGCGGTGCCGTCGCCGGGCGCCGTGTAGACCACCTCGCCGGCGAAATAGCTCTGCGACGAGTCGTAAAGCATCGCGGTGAGCGGCCCGAAGTAGGGCTCCCACGCGAAGGGCGAATTCTGCGGATCGTTGCCGGTGTTGTTCGGGATCCGGGATTGCCAGATGTTGCCCGACCCATCGGTGACCAGCGAGCCGACGAAATAGACCGTGGCCAGAACCCACAGCGACGGCGAGAGCAGCAACGTGTTCTGGTCGACCGGCCGAATCACCGCCTTGCGGGTAGCGAAGCGCCAGACGTTGCGGCGCAGCTCGGCACGGCGCAGCTTGCCGTAGACGAACGAAACCTGACGGGCGTTCTTGGAATTCTCTGTAAACCCGAGCGTCGGGTCCATCATCTCGGCGCCGCAGTGTTGAAGCCCGCGGTTGCCGATGTCAGAAGGAGAGAAGAACTCAGTCATGCCACATCAGTGGCCGAGTGTGACCTTCCGGCAACGCACCAGCTTATGACGGAGGATTGCCGGGAATGCTCATCATTGTCCCCATCCCGCCAATGATATAGTTGGCATAGACGGCCGTAGGCGGCGGCGGTGTAATCTGAATGATCACCTGCGGCGGCCACGCCTGACTGGAAAGCAACCAGATCTTCGGCAGCGGCGGAAGAAGCCCCGGCTCGCATCCGGCCCATGCCATGCCGGCAATTCCGGCAACAGCCGGCGGCACTAACGGGACTGGCACCGCATCAGCTTGTAGCGTTCTGCGATAGAGCGGCTGATCGAATGCCGCCAACCATCCTGTTGGCTGAGTCGGAACCGCAAATGAGAACGTTGCCTGATCAATTGGCCGGGCCGGTCGCTTAAGATAATCCTCCTGAAAACCTAGCCAGCCCAACGATTGGGGCGGCAATGCAACTGGCAGACTACCGCCATCCGCCTGCCGAGCTAGTTTCTTCGGCAAGTCATCGGCCGCGCCAAGCCAGCCGGTCGACGGCGCCACTACAACCGTTGTTGGAACGTTCTGAAACGGTCCAGGATCGGGTTGCAGTGGAATCCTTCTTGGCAATACATCCGTAGTCGAAAGCCATCCGGTAGGCGACGCTGCGACTGCGGCGGCCGGAGCATTTTGGAATGGCCCCGGATCAGGCTGCACCGGACGCCGGCGTGGCAGCGGGTCGTCGCTGCTCCATGTCGCCTGAATGCGAGGCGGAACAAGAATCGGCGGGGCTCGCGGAAAATCCAGGATGGGCCGCTTAACCGGTCTCTCATCAAAAGCCTGCATCCAATCGGTGGCTGGCGTGACCGCAAAAGCCGGCGGCACCAGAGGACGCGACGAACCCGCGTCCAAGAACACCTGCCGGCGCGGAATTGGCGTATCGTCTTTGCTAAACCAGCCAGTAGGCGCACCGCCAGTAGCCGCAGCCACGATCTCAGCCGCTACAGCTGATCCATCATACCCCCCGACAGGGGCATTCCATAATACTGCGGTAGATACCGAACCAGTTCTAGTCTGAGTTTGTGAATCGACGTTCTGTGTATCGCTGAGATGAAACTGTTGTGTCCAGCCGGTTCCTGCCACAATAATGGCAGCGCCGCCTCCCGTGTCAACCCCAAATCCGGCCAACACTTCAGACGTGGTGGCTGGCGCAGCATTCAATGTCATTGAGAATGCTGAACTATTGGTGTTCACAGTGCCGGTTATGGTAGCGCCTACCGGCGTGCTCGTATTGTAGCCGGTATAAGTGAAAACGTGGACAACGCCTTCGGCGGTGCCATCCGAAGGCATGTTGCCTACGGTTACGGTCATGGACGCCCCTGTCGTTACAGGAGCAGTCCACAATATGGTAAAATGACCAAAGTTCTGAGGATCAGGACCAGCTTGTAATTGCTTGGTCCAAGTTAACCCTCCTCCACTTATAGAAGGAAGGAGAGAATTATTAGATGACTGAAGAGTAGCAACAACGACAACCAGCGAGTTATCGGCTGGCGTAAAGGCAGCTGTGGTTACTGACGTTGCAGCGCCAGGCGCCTTGACGGTAGTCCCGACATTAGTGCGGGCGAGCGCCATTCATCATGCCAACCGTCAGGCCGGATGCAGGAAGAAATCGTTGAACTGACTGGAAATCGCCGTGTCGATATGAGCATCCGTCACAAGCGCCGCCTGCGTCGCCGCATTGCCCGACGTAAGCGCCACGGTTCCATTGGCCGTCGCATCGTTGATTACGTTGCTATCAGTCGCTACGCCGAGCGCGAATAGCACGGCCGCACTGGTCGGCGCCCCAAGGGCGTTCACGGCAAACTGCGACCGTTGCGCATGAAAGGGCACCGCGGTCGGACTTTCCGTCATGATCGCTTCGCACGCCGCAATCATCGACATCTCGACGCGATTACGAAAGCCGGAATCCTGAGCAAGCAGGAACTTGTCGTTGTAGGAGACAGCCATATCATTGCAACTTAAAATCAGAGATGGCGCTTGGGGCGCTTAAAGGGATGAGCACCGTATTGCTCCCTGGTGAGAAGTCAGGCGGGGTCGCTGTATCTTGAACGACAAGCACAAAGGAATGACCAGGCGTGACGTTCGCGGCGCAGGTCCCTGTTGCGGTTGTCGGCGGAATGGTGGTCGGGCAAGGCACCGCGGTCCCGTTATTGCAAGTGCCGCCCGGGACCGGGACGCTCATGTCGCAAAGCTGAAGACCACCGATCTGTGTGAGCGGCAAAGCCGTCCCATCAGTTCTTGTGGTCGGCCACGTCCACGTCGCCACCTTGGTTACGGCGAGAGCCGGCGTAGCGCTTAGGATGATGGCGGCGGCCGTAAAAAGCATTTTCCGCATGTTGGTCTCCCAAAATAGTTCGACGGCGGAATTTCCGCACGAATGGTTTAGCTTTCCTACGCTTTATGGCCGTGACGTTCATTCCATATCTTGTGCGTGAAACCTATGCCGACTTCCGGCATTCCGGGCGCATCGCGCTTCTGCCAGCCGGTAGCGTTCTGACACTTAGTGCATGACACCCGGATGTCGTTCTCGTTCTCGGCGTGCAGCTCCTCACGGTAGTCAGGATCATGCTCCCACTGACCGTGCTCGTCCCGGCGCTGCTGACGATGATCTTCCGGGGTGAGGTGTTTGCGGGTCTGCTCGACGGCTGGCGCACCGCAATGCTTGCAGGGGTGAAGGCTCATATCATGCTCCTGAATCTCTCGCGGGCTTCCGCTTCCTCAATCTTCCTCATGAAGTGCTTGCACGTCCGGTGACACTCAGGACTGTCGCACACGAAACCGCCGCCCCGATAATCATCGCAGTTGGGGCAACGATTGAGATTGATCATCTCTTTCGGCTTAACAAAGTGATAGCTTTCACAGTGGCAGCACTTGAAGAAGTCCTGTTCGATGATGCCCCGCTTGCCCTCCGGGTCATTGATTTGGCTATAGCCGGCCGAAAACCGCATTCGCCTATTCCGTCATAAACCCGCTGACTACAGCCGTGCTGGAATAGCTCGACGCGACCGGAGACTTGGCGCGTATCACTGGACCAGCGAGGTTGACGGCCGGCACGATGATGGACGACTTATCGTCGCGGAACTGGACGCGCCAGGATTGACGCTGGTTGAGCGGCATCGCCCATTGATTGGAACTCGCCGTCACGGTCGGTTCGGCCGTGTAATTTGCCGTGTAGGTGAGGAGCGCCGCCGCATCGCTATCGTCCGTCGTTGGCGTCAAAGCCGAACCGGTTCCAGCCGCCGTCATCTTGTCGATGGAGTAAGACACAGGACCGTCTGTGGTCGACGGGGCGCCATCCTGACCGATGGTAAATTCCGTCAGCCACCCCCGCCGAAGCGTGGTTGCGCCGGTCGCAGCGTTGATACCGAGCAAGGTCTTGAACGCGCTCGTAAGCGATTGCTGCGAACCGGCATTGAGGTTGCTGACCTTATAGATCGGCATGACGTTCTCCTATCTAGCCAACGCTGCGGCGGCCAACACGGGCGCCATGTGACTGTTGAACTTGGCGGTGCGACTTTCGAGATCGGCATGCGCTTCCGCCAACTTCGCTTCGCGCTCATCCAGCGCCTTCAGACGCACCTCATGAGACGTCCTTGCGGCATCAAGTTCTTTCTGAAATCCGGCCACCCCAGAAGCATGCAGGGCCTGCTTCACCCGCAAATCGTCCTCGCGCTCTTGAAGCGATGCAGCAGCTTTGGCGTGAGCATCGATCCGCTTGCGAAGATCAGCATCCGTCTTGGCGAGACGACCCTCTACCTCATCACGATGCGCCTTTGTTTGAATGGCAAGCCGCTCGGCCTCAGCGCGATTAGCTTCGGACTGCCTGACCGCCTCCATGGCCGCATTGGCTCTTTCAACGGCAGCATCCTTTTCCGTACTGATCTCTTTCAGAAAATCCGCCGCCGCTTTGGTTTTCGGGTTGCCGACCATATCCAACAACGCCCATACGCCGCGCATCTCGCTGGTGGTCACGTCCGGCATAATGGTGTTCTGAAAGGGCATAGCCGGCCTACGTGCTGAGGATGACCGCGACTTTGAAACTTTGGCCTTTGGGGACACCGAAGTATTCCGTCTGGTTGGCCGCTAGTCTCGCCGTTCCGCTCGCACCAGCCGCTACGGCAGTCGGATTGAGACCAAACTCAATCGCGCAGATGCTATCCGCATGCAGCCGCACAAACCGCGTAGCGGTGTTGAACGCTGCCGATTGAGTGTTGCCGCCGGTGTTGACAATGGCCTGTTCGGCCAACGGAGGCTGGGCAGCAAACTGCCCGACCCGCCCCGCCGGCCCGATCTCGACCTCGGCGAACTCGGTGATGTAGAGGAAGGCCATCAGACGCCACCCGCGCCGAGCGACCGCAGCGCCGCCGTGAACGTATCAACGCCGCACTTGTTGGCTAGCGCCGAGACGAGACAAGCGCGGTAATGCGTGATGGCAGCAGAATTTGCGGTCGTCTGAGTTGCGCCAGCGGCAGCAATGGCGGCCTGATGCGCGCCCTCACTTGCCCTCACGGTAGAGTCATGCGCCAACACGCCGGTCTGAACCTGGCTCACCCGATTGCTCCCAGCGTCGCAATGTTGCCGCCGATCAGAGAGAACGACCCGATATCGCCAATAATGACGTTGCCGGGGTTTGGCGTGCCAGAATTCGGGATCGTGTAGCCGACCGCGCCGGCGGTGCTGGCCGCCGCATTCGCCGAAGTGATGAAGGCGTTGTCGGCAGCTTCGAGTGCAGTCAGGTAGGCCGCAAGGTTGGCTGGATTGAAGGCATAAGTATTGAACGCCGCCAGCTTGGCAGACTGGCGCACGCCCTCCGCAGCTCGCACCGCAGTGATGAACGTGAATTCCGATGCGGTCGCCATGATGTTCCCTTACGGCGGCAGCCGCGCCGCATAAACCTGCCGGATGTTCGCCAGCAAGCTGTCCAACAGCGTCATGCGGGTGATGAGTGCAGAGTCGATCGCAACCGTGACGGCGCCGCCATCCGCAGCAGCCCCGCCCACCTTGTTCCTGTGATCGACGCGATCCGACTTCAGCGAAGCCGCCGCATCGAGAGTTCCTGTGACCCAAGTATCGATCGCCATCGATCACTCCACGAAGTCGCATTCCAAGGCAATGATGCCGGCCGTAACAGTAAGCGCCGTCGTCAGCTTCATGATGATGTCGAAGAAACCGCCCGGATCGGACAGGAACTGCGTGCAACCGAGATTTACCAGCACCTGCCATAGCGGCAAATTCTGATGCGCCGCCGTGAAGGTGTTATTGAACGTAATGTCCAGCTGCTTTTGCGTAGCCGTCAGAGACTGCGCCGCGACGAACAACTTGTTATCGGCCGGGCCTGAAGTCTGCACAACCGGATTGGCGAGTTGCGAAAAGGCGAACTGCGTGCCGTCTGTCAGGCTGTCACTGAACGCAATCCCGATATCGCCAGCGCCGGCCGTCGAGGCCGTAAAGATATTCAGCAGCACCTTCTTGATCTTGGCATTCACCGGAATACGGGCAAGCCGGTAGATCGAGCCAATGGAGTCGCCAACCACGCCGGTCAGCGAATCGTTGAGAACATGCAGCGGACCTTCGGCGCCCTCGCCCCTGGTCGGGACGAAAGTCGGCGTAGCATCCCAGTTAATGATTGAAGGAGATTTCGTGGTAACGACGGCCATGGCCTATTCCTCAGATGGTCGGAGGTGTGATGAACAGCGCATCGCTCTCGATCGCGCGCGTGAATGCTTCCAGCGCGATCACGCATGCCTTGATCGTGACCGGGTTGCTGCTCGCATCCAGGGTGTTGAACCGGAATTCAAAATCACCGGCTGACGGAGCATTGACACCCGTCGTAAAATCGGAGATTCGAAAACCGTCCTTCCCGGTCGTGATGGTGAGGCTTATCGCTGCCATCGCTCACCCCTACGGCGTCACGTCAGTAGCTGCCGACGCATCGGCGCACAGCACCTGCAACAGCCGGCCTGGCTCCAGGCGAGTCGCGCCGGAAACCATGCCGGTCCAAATCTGGTAGGGCAGCGACGACAGGTCGAAGCGCTGAGTGATGTTGTTCTCGACATCTTTCCAGATCCCAAGGTAGATGCCGGACTGCACCCAGGCGATGTTCTGGCGGACGCTTGCGGTCGAGATGAGACGCTCTGAGTAGACGATGTCCCAGCCCATGAAGCGGGTCACCTTGCCCTCGATCAGGGTCGGACGGTCGGCGCCGGTGAAGTCGGTCGACACCACCTGCACCTGATTGAGAAGATCGCTCTCGCCCTGACTGTTGGTGATCCAGGTCAACGGCTCGTCGTCCACCGGCACCTGCAGCTTGCGCATGGCGCGCTTGGCTTCGATCATCTTGGCAACGGTCAGGCCGGAAGCCGCAGAAGAACTGAAAGTCGAAGGAATCTGAAAACCTGCGCTGGTGACGGTCGATCCGGTGTTGAACACCTCCGCCGAAAGGCCGCCGGCATCGGCGCCGATCTGCGAGCTGGCGAAAGCCGCACCGATAAGACGGTCGTCCCATTCGCGCGCCACGGCCGCGGAAGCCACGGTCACATACTGTGCCTGCGGATCCATGTTCAGGTCGACCTTGTCGAAGCGGTCGATGAGCTGCTGGGCTTCCTTCGGCTGGGGGAAAACCCACCGACGGGTGAAATCCACGTCCTGGCGATCGAGCGGCGCAAACCGTCCGGACGGCGCGCGCATCTGGATAGCGCCAATGTACTGGACCGGTGAGGCCTGTTTGCCGAAGTGCGCCCCCTCCATGCACTTGCCGCGCAGCTTGGATTGCGTCTGTTGCAGCTTGACACGAAGCAGGGTCGAAAATTCCGTAACGAACAGTTTGAAAAGGTTCTCGGACATGGCTAACCCACGTTGGAGTTGGTCGAATGTCGGAGCCTTGTCTCGCCAAGCGAGGGGCCAACGTTCGGCCTTGTCCTTGCGGGGGCCTGCTAACTTACGGACGCGATCTTGCCGGCCGGGCCGGGATCGTATTGCCACGGCGGCTTGCCGGAATACCGGGCCGCCGTGATTTCTGGATGCGACGTCAGGAGAACACGCAGGCAGGAGGATGGGGAACGAAAGTCACGCCGGCAACGCACCGTCATTTCTTTCTCACGTGCCGCGACGCACCGGCCTTGTAGCCGCCGCCTTTTCGCTTGAACAGCTTGCACCACATATCCTCGCCGATCGGCCCATCGACGAGTTCGCACTTCCCGGTTTCGGTAGCTTCGTTCTCAGCCGCCTCGATGAAATGCGTGCAGGCGCCGCAATGGTCGCCGCCAAGGCTGTAGTCGACCGACGCCTTGCTGCGTTTCACGTGAAACTCACTTCTTGCGTACGTGCTTGACTAGATTGCCAATTTTGCGGCCTTTGTCCGCGGCCTGGTAGTCTTTGGCGACAGCGGCCGGGGCAGGCTTCTTGCCATGGGCGCGGAGTTTGGCGCGCCCGGCTGCGGTACGAGACATCGCCATGAAGCCCGCTTGAGCCTGGCTAACTGACGGCATAGCCGTTCTACCTTCTTCTCTAATTCCACAATCCTGTTGGCCTGATCAGCGATGATCTTGTTGTAGCTCTGGCGTTTCACGGCCGCTTGTCTAGCTCCACATGGGCAAGGTGCTTGCGGGCGCGATTGTAGCGCTCGACCGTCTCGCGGTTCGACATATACACAGGCTGGAGCGCACCCTTGCAGGGATGACCACAAAATCCCACGCCGGTGATGACACAGTGTTCGGCAGTGCAGTCCACCGGGCAATCGGTCCTGGTGATGCCGAGGAATTCGCGCGGTGCAGCCGTAGGTTTTTTCAGAAGAATCCTTGGCGGATCAAGTTCCGCTAATTTCCCGACCGCAGCAATAGCCCGTTTGCGCTCCGCGGCGGCACGCTCTCGGCCGGCCCTCATCTTTGCCTTAAGTTCTTCACTCATCACACGTTTCGGCCTGTCGGCGACAGTTTCCGGCTGCATCAGTCACTCCTTATATACTAGGACGCTGCGGCGATCTGTTCGGACAGGGCCCGGAACTCGCGCCAGGTCGCGGCATCGCCCTTGTTGAGTTTGGCGCCCCAGGCTTTGTCAGCCTCAAGTTCCGCCAGGCGCGCCTTCGCACCCTGCGCCGTGGTGGGGGCGCCCGGTGTTACACCGTCGACGTAAGGGGCTTCCTTGAAGCCGGCGCCGATCTTGCGGAAGATTTCCGCCGCCCGGTCGTAGCCGATCACGCCGGCCAGCTTATCGTACTCGGGTTGCGAGATTTCCAGACGCTTAAGCGCCTGCAACGAATAGTTTTCATTCTCTGCCCGATTGGCGCCCCAATCCTTGAGGACTTTCTGTATCTGCGCCGTCTTCTCGGATTCGCGGATCGTCGCTTCGGCATTGTCGGCATCGTCCAGGTATTTGATGACAGCCTTGACGATGTCCGGTGCCTTGTCCTTGGCAACGTTGGCCTTGTGCAGCTCCGAGCGCATCGCGGTGGTGAACTGCTCGTCCAGCTCGGTACCATCGGTGAACTTGATACCGGCGAAATCGTATTCCTTCACGTCCTTTGGCACGCCGAGGCGCTGGTAGATGCCTTTCCAGCCGTCCGCATCGTCAGCCTTCTCGGGCAGGCGCAAAATGCGATCTTGCGGCACGCCCAAGTGCTTCTCGGCATTGCGGTAATGCTCGGTGATCTTGGTGGCGAACGCCTTCTGATCGGTGAGGTCGTAGCCCTTGTTCTGCCAGAACCCCAAGGTTTCCGCCTCGACGCCCTGGTGCCACGGCGTTGCAGGGACCACAACAGGCGTTACAACAGGATCAACCATTCGTCTCTCCGATCTTGACGTGTCTGCCGGTATAGAGCCCGTACAGCTGTTCGGTGCTCAATTCGAGGTGGCGCGCGATGTGCAGCCACACCTCAAGACAGCCCACCCGCATCATGGTTTCGTCGCGGTCGCCCGGCGCGTAGGGTCCCTCTGTCGCCCGGCAGAACGCCTGCAAGTCCGTCAGCACGCGCTGGCCGGCCGGCGAACCAAACGCGAGCTGGTAGTCGCGCTTCTTTTCCTCGACGATCAGCCTGGCCTTGCTCATGCCGGAACCATCTGCTGTTGCTGCGACGACCCGCCACCCGGCTGCATCTCAGGCCCCGCAACCTTGGCGGTCTTGGCTCGCGCGTTCATCAGCGCGGCCTGGCCGGGCATGGCCTCGATCTGCTGCTTCTGCGCCTGCACCTTCGCTCTAGCCTTACGCACTTCGGCAACCTGCCGATCATCGTACCGCCACGTTTCGGGCACGCCTGTGATGTCCATTATCGCCGGGCCGGCAACATCCCAATTGATGCGATCGAGCGGCGCCGGATCGCCAGTAATGGCGATCGTCTCGCGCACCGAGTCGACGTAGCGGAAGAGGCCCGCCGCCTCATTGGACTTCGCGGCCTTGGCAAGCGGCGAGGTGTCGGTCACCTTGTAGTTCCCGCGCGCCTCCCGCAGCCGTGGCGGCATCGGATCGAGCGCTCCCATGCTGGAGGCGAGGTCCATCTCGCGCTCGACCATCTGGCCAACATATTCCGAGTGCTGCCGGCCGAGCGTCGGGGCCACCAGCATGCCCTTCTCGTTGACGAGCTCGATTACCTGCGTGGCGGTCATGTTGGGGTGTTCGGTCAGCACTTTGAAGAGGCTCACCAGAAACGTATCGTCGATGAGGCCACGCTCCTCGCCCATCATCTTTTCGGTGATCTGGATTCCTCCGGTCGGCAGGATGTGGACGAGCTGCTTGCCGTCGGCGGTGACGCCACCTTTGTTCAAAGCGCCGGGTCGAAGGGAGAAATCGATGAGGCCATCGTCAGCCAAGAGTAGAACCGGATCTGCAGCTCGGTGTCCCGACTTGAGGAACATGCGCTTTTCGGCGTTGAGGGTCTTGAGAGCAGGAAGGACAATTTGCGCAGGTCCGCGGCCGTAGGCTTCGTTCGGTGTCTGGTCATAGCGGCTCACCGCAAACGGAAATACCCGGTAACCGCCTTCTGGCTGCATCAGGCAGTTGCCTTCGATCGACACGTAGTATGAAGCGAACGGCAGACCCTTGGCATCGAGGCGTTCGGGGTCGTAGTCGTGCTGCGGCTTGACGACGTGCAGGAATTGATAGGGCCACGGATTTGACTGTTCGAGCGCGGGGCGCAGATTTTCCGGCAAAGCGTCAAGGCCCCACTTCTGAACCGCCTGGTAGGCAGTGAGACGGAACCAACGGATCAGGCGATCGACCTTGCCCTGGTGGTTCTCGCCGTAGAAGGTCTCGCCGAGCGGCACCGCCCGGTAGCGCAAGCCGCGTTCGCCACCGTGCCAGCGGCCGTCGAAGGAGTCGACGTACATGGTAGCGTTGCCGAACGCGCCAAGCGACTGCCAGTTGTTGTAGTTCTGAGCGGAGAAATTCGCGTTGGCGGCGTAGCGCATCCGGAACAGTGTGCGCACGGTCGATTCGAACCACAGCCGCGATTGGCGGTCCTTCATCACGTAGTCGAAGTCGGATTCGAGACCGTGCCAGAACATGTTGCGCGGGGTGACAAGGCTGTCGGCGATGGCGCAGAAACGGTGCAGCGCAAGGCCGCCGGAAGCGTCGATCTGCTCTTCCGTCTTTTTCTGTCCTGGCCAGTTGAAGTTGCCGTAGTAGAAAGTGTTGCGCGAGGTCGGCAGAATGAGCCGTGCGGCCTCTTCCCACTGAAGCGCGAATTGGTTGCGCCAAACCTGGAACTGCGCAAATTCCTGCATGAGGTAGCCGACCAGCTCATATTCCCACTGGGGAACCTGCCGTGGCGTTTTCTTGGCTAGCGTGGTGACAAGATCGTTGGCCATCAATGCACCACGAGGCGGCGCGCATCCGGGTCGGCAGGATCCATGGTGGGATCGAGCCGCCGGTCGGCCACTACCCAATTCCTGGCGGCGGCAAACAGCTGACGGCGGTCGTCGTCGTTGAACTTCAGGCGATCGGCGAGACGGCGAAACGAGGTTTCCATGTCGCGAAGCGAGAAAAAAACAACGTTGTCCTTTCGGACATATCCATCGCCACGCAGCACCATGTCGACCACGATCCATCCGCGCTTATTGATCTTCGCAGCTGAGCAAATGAACGGCGCACGAATACCGGCAAAGCGGGGAAAAACCGCTTTCAACAGGATCAGAAACGCATCATCGAAATTGTGTGCCAGGACCGAGATGACAACTGCACCAAGTCTCCCCTTATCGTGCACCTCACGCAGCACGCGGCCCTGCCACGTCTCACAAAGGTCCTGGACATGGCGGTTGAAGTCGAGGTCGAGCACCGCCCCCGTCATCGGCCGTAGCTCCCGAACAGCTGGGAAGCGAAGCCGCCACGGCCTGAGCCGGCGCCGAAGATCGAACCAGCGCCAGTCTGCTGCCTGCCGAATAGGCCACCAATGCCAGACTGGTCCTGCAACGCCTTCAGTCGGCGCCTTCGCTCCTCGTCGGTCTCGCCTTGCACCTGGTCGGCAAGCTGGTCGCCGAGACCAAGCGAGATTGCCGGGTTGAGAGAGCCGAGAGACATGCCGGGTGTTGCCATGGCGGCATGGTGTTGCCAGTGTTGCTATCCGGCAACGCACCACTATCGTAGGACTGTCGGATCAATCATCTTGTTGATGTCACAATGGATCGCAACGCCAGCCTCAAACTGACGCGGGTGCAACCAATGACATGCTGGGCACTCGATTAGCAAAGCCCTGCTCTCAAACTCCTGGATATGACGGGCGAAGGTCGTATCGCAGTGCTTGCAGTAAAATTTTTCCGGCTTTCTCATCAATCCAAATCGAAATTGATATCCTTGGCCAGATTGCCTTCGGGCCCGGCGGGACGGCCGCGGAACTTGGTTGCGGTGCGGAAGTTCACCGGGGTCTTGGCATAGCGAATGTCCATCACCAGCTGCCGGGTCGCGGACATCAGGTCATCGTCGACCTTCACCACCAAGCCGTCCTTGCGGTGATAGCCCTGGTATTCGTCGAACCATTCCGACAGATGCGCGGCAACGAGCAGGCCGCCGCGTCCGAACCGCCGGTCCATCTCATCGATGCCGTTCTCGAACTTGAAACTGCCGTCAAGAAATTGCGCCCAGGTTGGCCGCATCGCCAAGCCCAGCCTTCGATACACTGCCGCTACCGTCTCACCCGACATCAGGCTCGCCGCCCTGCCGCCGTCGTGGGGCCACGCCACGGGAGCGTCCCACATGGGGTGCGGCTTGATGGCCGCTACGTGCATGGGGGCTTGCCCGAGGAGTCGTACAGCGTGGACAATGTAGATGATGTCATTATCACGGTCCCAAGCAGCAAGTACCGCTGCAAAGGGGTGGCCTCCCGTAAGGCTTCCTGAATGTCTGAAGTCGACACCCCATAACCAAGGCCAATACGCCGGAAAATCGGCAGGGTCTTTGGTATGCCTGATCCGGTCGGATGGTGTTTCAAAGACCGCTCCTTCGCCCTGCATATCGGCGCCGTAGGCCCGGGTCGCCCGCTGGTGCTCCTTATACCTGGAGACGATCGCCGGGATGTCCTGGTCCGGAATGTGCCCGCCGCGGCTGACAGCGCAGTCGTCGATCGTCATCAGGACTTCGGCAGTTCCTTCGGTCCGGGTCTTGAACCGCTTGCGCACCGGCGACAGGCCCAGCATCGGGGTCATGGTCACCACGACCTTGCCCCGGGTCGTCGTCAGCCGCGCCAGACACTCGCCGTAGACCTCGTCGTCGCCCGGGTCCTCGTCGATCCACATTTCATCGACCGGCTCGCCCTGGAAAGCCTTGCGGCCCATCTCGTAGGTCTTGAACCGGATTACCGCGGTGCCGCCGTTTTCTCGTCGTAGGGTAACGCTGTCGACAAAGTCCGCAATTCCTCTAGCCATAGCAGGTTTTCCGACGATATTGTCGAGGGGGATGAGGCCAGTACCAAGGCCACCTTCCTGCATAATGTCGCCAAGTAGTTTGGTCTGAACACCTGCTCTGGTGGTAGTGCTGGTGTCGCAGGCAGCCCATCCCAGAAAGTCGAAAGGTCTTTCGATCGCAGGGGGGACTTCGAACCGTCTTCCATCGTACCACTCCGGGTATAGAGACAGCGCATCCATCGTCATCTGCGCTGCGGCAGCATGAGTTTTTCCCAATTGATTTCCTGCGCGCAACATGCACTCGGCCGCAAGCAATCCGTGAAACTGCGCCTGCTTCAGGCTCGGCCGGTAGAAATCAAACCGACGATACTTCCGCCGGTACTCGAACTCGGTGCACATTTTCTTGGCGTGCCGCCGGATCGCGTTCGGGTCGGGGCCGTCATCCTTCGACAAGTGCTCAGGATCGTTGGTCATCTGCTGGTAATCGGCATCGTTCCCAACCTGCGTCTAATCTCAGCAACCTGCTCCTCAAGTTCTTCCGGTCCGGTTCCGTTGAACATGTAAGTTCTTAGCTGCTCCTCAACCATTCTAGTGTCAGCTCCGAATAACTTGAAAACAAGTGCGGCACGAAGCCGATCAATTTCTTGAATGCTGTATTTACGGCTTATCATGCTCGATCACCTTTCGTTTCCCGCTCAGCCGCCTGAAAATCACCAAGCAGCACGCGTATCTCTTCCAGCTCCACAGCCGCCCGACCCCTGGTAAAAGGCGGCTCCGTAATCTCGCGGAACGCAGCCGCTGCAAAAAATCCCTCCGCCCGCTGCAAAACCTTGAACGCCCTCGCCAGCAATTCACTTTGGCTCATGCTCAATCACCTTCATCTTGCTGTCGCGCTCAAGCAGCATCTTCTCGTACCGCGCCAACCCGGAATGCCCGAACTGCTCCACCAGCTTGTCGCGAGGAACCGCCATCGAACGCAGATAGGCGAGAGCTTCCAGGGCCGCGTCAGTATGACTCAGCTCGATCGTGCCAGAGTGACGGTGGTCAACCAGCACCTTCTCGCCAAACCCAATCCGCGACAGCACCGCCGTCACCGCCTTGAAGTGATCCGGGTGATCGGGTTTCAACACCAGGGTTTCCAAAGCCGAGATCGCCGTCAGCCCAAGGCTGCCAAGGTTCCTCCACCCGCACTCGTGGATCGCCTCAATAATCGCAGGCTTCTGCCGCAACTCAAATGCCCGAACCTTCGCAGCCTCACTGGCATTCGAATACCCAGCCGCGATCGCAGCCTTGTACCCAATCCCCCCATTGCAAACCATGAACCACACGAACGCCCGCTCCCGAGGAAGCAAAGCCGCCATCTTCGGACCAATGTCCAAATTATCAGGCAACGATGGTAACGGGTTAACGGAGTAAGGTACCTTTGGACGGGTGCTACGTGCCATAATACCACAAGTACAGTAATTCGGTTACTCAGGCAACGCACCATACTGTTGCTAATGTGCAACACCTTCTCTGGCCAGTCCGCGAAAGAGAGAGTGGAGGTACCGATCTCGGCAGTCCCAACCGTCTGCCCCCACCCCCACCCCACCCCGGTACATTCCTACCTGCACCACGAACCAAGGTGGCAATCCACCAATCCAATCCTGGGAGGAGGCTGGGAGCTGTAACCAATAGCCCAATCATATCAGTTGTTTGCACTCCCTTGGTTGGGGAGTATCGTAATGTAGCAACGTTGCTACAACGTTACTGCGCTGGTTGGTGTGACGAGTTCGCTTCCCCTAACCAATTCTCGATGGCAATCCCCTTCTCCTCACTCGTTAGCCCCAACCACTTAACGCATGGCATATCGAGAACGATATATTCGTGATTGGTGTAGATTCCCTCGCTGACCAGGTACTCATCGAGCTTCAACCAGAACTCGTAATCGAATGGCTTGTCACCCCAAGAGCTCATTGCCTTCACGTGACGCTGATAGCGTTGAGGCCGAGTGTTCCTGGCAACCTCGTTAATGTTCATCGTTTCTCTCTTCAGAAACAGCGTTTCAATTATTGAGGGAATGCCCTCGCGCGTATCATATTTTTGCTGATTTGCATAGATGCGTCAGTCTGACTCACATACATCTCGTTGACATATACATCTGCTTGATGCACATTGGTGTGGTCAGCAGATGGAGATCAACATGAACTACACCGCAGGAACATTCTCCGAGTTCGCCAATGCCCGCAAACTTCGCGACGAACTCACCAAGGCCGGCATCGCTTCCCGCATCGATACCCGCGGCAGCGGCGCAATCACCATGGTGTTTGTTGCTCCCCGCAACGGTGACGCCGCAGTCGCCATCTGTCGACGAACGTTCCACCATGGCTAACAAACCCATGTCCACCAAGGAATACCGAGCTGCATGCGAGCAGCTCGGACTATCTCCCTCATATTCGGCAGCCCCCGCACTCGGCATATCACAGGTGACAGCCAGCCGGTATTCGTCCGGCAGCTCCACCGTCCCAATGCCGATTGCGTTGCTGTTGCGGGCCATGATTGCCCTCAAGAAAGCCACACGAACATGAAGCGCAAATGCATCGCCAAGCTGATGAACGAAAAGACCAGAACGATTTTTGCCCTGATCGACAACGGCAATGAAACATTCTCGGTCCTAAAACTCTGCGAAAACTACAGCGGACGAGTCCACGGCGGCATCGCCAAGACATGGCGAATCGTCGTTTCCAACGTCGACAAGATCGCTGCACGCCATTGCTTCTATAACCGGATCAGCCAATAGGGAGAAAGATATGAACTCAGTAATTCCATGCGGCAAACGAGATGAATGTAACTGGCCAGCATGTCCACAAGATTGCCTTGGCCGCCCAGGCGCAAAAGTTCATTGCTGGGAAAACGGTCCCGAAACCGAAGATGGCTGCGGCACGACCTGCATGCTGGAAGATGGTCACGAGGGCGAACACCAATGGACGCAAGACGATCAAATTACAGTCTCTTTTGAACAGAAACCCCTATGAACATTGGCCCCATGCGGAGCGCTCCGCATTTAGTCGCCCCATCTGTGCTTTGCAAGGTATTTACCTACCTGTTTTCGCTGGGTGGGTGTTAATTTCTTCGCGTAGGCCTCCCCGCCCTTCCTTCCCATCTCCTTGATCACCACAGGCCTCGCCCGCTTGATGGCGAGCTTGCTGATGCGTCCGTTTTCGGTGTTGGCGTACTGGGCCATCCGCTTGCCGGACCTGCTACGGACCTTGCTGAAGCGTTCCATCTTGGCGGCATCTATCCACAGCGCGCCTGAAACGCCCAACGCGTCCATCATCAGGTGAAGGCTATGCAGGTTGGGCGATTTGGCGCGGGTGGGCCCGAGATACTTGTCTACCTGCCCGATGACAAATCCACATATCTGTTCCAGTTCGGCATTGGACAGCTCAAGATCGAGCTGGCGCCGGCGGATGAGATCGAGAAGCTCGTCGGGCGTAGCGAAGTCGCCTATAATGCCGCGGCCATCCAAGGAGCCTACCATGTCTCGCTACCGCATTGCTTTCATGTTCTGGATAGCCGTCATGCTGCCGCTTGCTGCCGAGCTGTCATTGCAATCCAATACCGGCATGTTCAGTACCGATATCGCGGACTGCGCTGCCAATAACTGAACGGCCTGAAGTAGCCCGGGCCATAGTAGCGATAGCCGGGCGTGAAGCCGTAATTGCCCCGCGGCCATTCCCGCCAGCAACCCCAGCACTGATAGCCGCTCGGCAGCAGACGCCAGTAGCTTTGAGCCTCGACCGGGGAACTCCCGGCCATTAGCACCATCGCCACGCACAAGCTCAGGATCACAGCGGCGAGCTGGCGGGCTTGCCGATCAGGTTTGGCCTGCCACTCACCACAGCCATCCTGCGGCCCTAACGGCTGACAACCCTTGCGGCAACCCGGCGGCCATTCGTGATTGTGTGTACCCGGCAGATAGAACTCACACGCCCCACACACCCGTCCCTTGAGTGCATCGATGTCGTGGAACGCGCCCATCAGCTCAAGCATGTTCATTGCATTCTCCGTCGCGCCATTGTCTCTTGAACCGCCCTCTCGATGCGCCAGCTGCCGTTATCCACAGATGGCGGCCCCAACTCGTCATCCCACCGCCCCCCGTTGATCCACGTCGCCGGGTGCGGAATGTATTGCGGATCCTTGCCCTTCACCGATCGCGCGAAGTTTTCTACGGCTTTCAACAAGGCCTGGAACTCCACCTCACCTGATCGCCGCACCTTGTCGAGTGCACGTGCGGCGTCTTTTTTCGCGATGCGGCGCGGATATTTATTCCAAAACTCTTCAAACCAGTTCAAAGGCCAATCAGTTTCTAGTTTCATCTCTTTGAACCTCTAGTCCCTTACTTTCTAGGGGACTGTCACTGAGTTCAGACCTGAGAGAGGGCATAGGACGACCAGCCCCGGCATATAGCCAAGGCCGGTCCTATGCCCTTAGCGAACTGTCACTTGAGACGAGCCGTCGCTTCGGGTCTACGCTAGCAGCGGTGCCACGTAGCTTGACGCCTACTTCCCGAACTTTCCGCCGTTCAGCTGCCGTCCCTCGCGTCTTTCGGACCGGGACTCCACTTTGGCAGGCCCCACAGTAGTGGCTTCACTCTTCACGCCGCTGCCGTCTGACGACCGAACCAGCGTGAAGTTCAATTTTGGGTTCCATGGCTTACCGCCATTGCGCACACGTTCGCGTACGGCGTCGTAAGCCGCGTTGATCGATTGGGCGAAGTCATCTGTCGCGTTATAGTCGATCATGCGACACGCTGTTCATCGCCATAAACCATTTTCCACCACGCTTTGACCGCTTCGCGGAAAACCTCCAACGAAGCTTCGAATGGGCGACTTTCTGGATATCCAGGAATACCCCACGTCCGCATCAATGAAATATCGGCGCCATCCGTGCGCGTGCACCAGATCGCAACGAATGAATTCCCTTGCAACACCAAGCCTTCTATCGAGCGAAGTTGCGGGCTGGTAATCCATCCATTTGGATGTTTCTTTTCGATGAAAAGACATTTACCTCTTTGATAAATGTATCCATCGATGTCCGATGGCTTCACTCGTGTATCGCCAAAGCAGCCGTCGAGCATTCCCCAATCGGGCAATTGGTCGCGATAGCAACCATATTCGGCGCACTTCCACCTGAGCGTCATCGATCAACTCTCCTTACCACTGCACCGAACTCAGAGAAACGCTTTGCAAAAGCGGCGATATCTTTTCCGAAATAGGCGATTGCGGAACCATGTGTCGAGGTCGTCGACACGGGGCGGCTTGGGCCGCCAAAATCAATGCGCCCCTGCACAAAGCACACCGCATAATCGAACAGCGGCTGAAACCATTTTGTCTCTGTGGGATGTGAATTAACTAGAGCGCAGGCGGCAGTGACATTGCCGACCTCGTACTCACGGATGAGCCTCTCGACGAAAAGTCGTGCCTCTCCACCGTAAGGCGGATTGAGCCACACGCGCCCCTTCCAAGGCTTCTGCAGCCCATTGTCGGCCTCGGTGTAAAACGTCGAGGCCTGAACAGTCTCGTTCGCCTCGGCGCTTGTGGCGGGATCGAGATCGATAGCGCCCATCACCTCGCGCGCTGCATCGAGGAATTTGCGCGGCGTGCGCCAATCGTTCTGATCGGATTGGGAGAGGCGCTCGCGGGTTGATAAATCTTTGGCCGCTATTTTTTTCTCAATAGTTTCAATTAATGGCGCGTCATTTGACGCATTTTTTGCGTCATTTGACGCAGCTATATCTCTATCTATCGTCTTCGGGCTAAACCCCGTAACTTTGGCAATCTGCCGATTCGAGAAACCATTATCCGAGAGGATTGGTGCGGCTCGTTTGCGCGCTTCTTGCGTAAACCGAAGTTCAAGATCTTCTTCTTTGACGAGACCAAGCCTCAAGTCGCGATCCAAAATCGCCTTGGCCGCAAGCACTACGTCAATGGTTTCTTTGGATGTCATATTCCGTTGCCGCGGTGCACGGGGCCAGGACGGCGGCAACCGCCCTGGGAGACCCGGCTAGTTATGAGGGAGCTACCCTCGCGCCTTACATCGCGCGCCGCTCGCGAGGCGGCAACGCACCCCCTCACGCCGCTGCTGAGCTCTTGTCGAAGCACCTTTGCGCCGATGTCAGCCCCGTCGAATTGCTGCGGGTATCGCCAACCCGGCGCATCAGCTCAGGATGGGATTGCCGGACGATCTGCCTGACCCGCTCGAACCCCAGACCCACGCGTTTGCCCACTTCCCGCAACGAATGGCCCTTGCGGTACAGCTCGACTATTTGCCGGTCCCTGGCGTCGTTCATGCTTCCATCCACGGCCTGACAGCGACGCGGCAGCCCAGCTCTACCGGTCCCCACTCGACAACCAGGCGCCGGCACCACCGATCGTTCTCGATGATCATGACGCGCTGCAAATAGTCGAGTAGCGGCTTGATCGGGTTGTCGCAGTCGAAGGAGCCGAACTGGTCGACATTCCACGTCACTGTCAGCTCGAACCAGCCTTTGATATGCGGCCGTGGCCGTATCGCCATGACGTAGCGGTCGCACTGTTCGATCCACTTCAGAACGACGGGCGACTTGTTGCCTGCCCTGGCCATGAACCTGTTCACCGACGGCGGCCGCGGCAGGTCGAGCACGAAGGCCGCTGCATCGCGCCGCAGCTCGTTGGTGATAGCGGCAAGAGCTATGCTCATGTGGTTTCCTCAACAGGTTCCACAGTCACAGTCCTACCGTAGCGCCGGAACCGCCGCGTTCCCGCCTGAAAGGTTTCCTTGCGGAGCTTCTCGGCAAGTTGGTTTGCGGTTTCCTCGTTGCCTACCCGGCAAAGCTCCTCTTTTCCGTCAGTGTTGCCGAAACGATGCTGAACCATGATGCGGAAGGTCATGCGGCGCTCCATGTCTGATCGAAGCCATCGAACAAACCGTCGCCGCTGACGCGCAACAGCCCGCTTGCGATGGCCGCTTGTGCAGACCTGGGGCCAACGGAACGCCCAGATGGCTCGAAGTAAAATTTGACTTCCATCACGCCTGTTTCTTTCAATCGAACGGATTTGCAGAGCCGTTGCCCCCTTTGCAGGATCTCGACAATTCTCTGCGCTCGTTTCGGTACGCGCTTCGGTTTCATCGCTTATTCCTTTCCTCCAAGGCGGCCGCGACGTCGAGCTGCCAGATCGCGAAGGAAATCCACGTGCGGGCGATGAAAATCAGCGTCGCTCGCTTCCAGCCGAGCAGCCGCAGTTTCAAGCTGCTCGATGACGTGCTGTTGCTCATTTTGTCTTTTCTCGGCGGCAATCTTCAGCCTGCGGGCTGTCTCGAATGAAATGTTCGGTTCGCTGTGCCACACTCCCCGTACGGCGCGCGGATGCAATCCGGCGGCCTCAGCCACCCGCCGCAACCAGTCAGCCCGCGTTTCCCGCGGCCGACGGTTGCCCCCGATTGCAGCTACCAACTCACGCAAGTGAAATTCTCCCGTATCCATCGCCCCATCTCCGTGTTTTGAGTTGCCGACACGAGAGACGGATTGGATCGACCTTGATGAAATGAGGAAAAAGCGGGCGGCCGCCAATTGCCATGTCGCCAGCCGCCCGCAGTCATCCGGCATAAGGGAGGGCCCATGCCGAGAAGATGAGTGACGGCGGCAGCGACACGGGTTCGTGAGGCCGTCAACCTCGCCCATGCCGTGGGAGCTTGACGAAGCTCCTGCCGCCGCCGCCGATCAGCCGGTGCAAGATTTCCACGTCGAGCACATGGCCGAATGGAATGAGTGACGGCGGCAGACTGTTGGTTCGGTGACCAATGTCCGCGGACTCCGCAAGGCTGCCGCCGTCGATCAGCCTTTGAGCGGGTTAACTCTCCATAGGCTGAACCAGAATGAGTGACGGCGGCAAAGTCGTTGCGGTTGTCCGGTAACGGAAGTCGCCGCCGTCGATCAGCCGACGGGAGATCGGCCGAACAGGTTGTGATAGGTTGTGGCGTTAATAAAAATAGTCTTGACAGTTGTATAGAGGTAACAGAATCATGACAAAGGCCACTCGAAAACCGCAGATAAGGCATGGAACGGTCAAACGTTTGGCCGGGGGAAGCGTAGTCATGGATTTTATTGAGGAGATTGTTGACGAAGGTGCGCCTGAATTCGCCGTCACCGGGATTGCCAGCATAGAACGCATCAGCGCAGGCCAAGTTCGATTGACAAAGTACAGCCGGCGCCGGGATGGCAACGTCGTCGTCTTTCACGAGGTGTGGGATTTCGAGACGCTCAAGCGCTCGCAGAACATGTACACGAAAGCTCTGGCCGATATCGACCGCGTGTGGCGCAGTGATGGCCCCGAGGATGGACGGCGGCGGGAGGCGCACTGAGGTCATTCCGCGGCCTCCCGATCGCGCGCGTGAATGCGCATCAGAAACTCTGCCGTCACGCCTTCAAGTCTGCGCCCAGCGGCCGCTTCGATGATCTTCGGCCAA